CGTCGAGCGTGAGCGCGGTTATCGTGCACTCCTGCGCGGTGAGCGATAGCGCGTCGGAGGTTATCGCGACCTTGTCGCCGGCTCGGAGATGGTGCCAGTCGGCGCGGCGCATGGTCCCGGTGAGCAGCCGAGACGCGAAGGCCTGTGCCCGGACCTTCTCGCGGGCGATTAGGTCGGCGGTCGCGGCGTCGTAAACGATGTCGGTCGTGATGACCTCGCCGCGTGCCCCGTAAACCTGCCGAGAGAGCGCGCTGTATGCGTTCGTCGAGCTGTCGGCGGTAACCGAGCGGGCGTGCTTGCGTGTCCAGTCGCTTCGGGCGTAGTTGATCCGCAGCTCGTTAACGACCGGCGCCCCGGAGATGCGGATCTCCTCGTCGAGCACGACGTCGATCCCGTCCTCGAGCGTCACGAGCGGGTCGCCGTCTGGATGGTAGGGCGCCAGGTAGATTCCGTCTCGGCCCGTGACGACTGACGCCGACAACAACGGCAGCACGTTTGACGCGACCCACTCGTACGGCGTGACCTCTTCGTCGATCACGCCGGCGAGCTGGTACCGGTCGAGCCAGTCGCGCGCGCCGCGAAGCCGCGGCCAGTCTACCCGCGCCGTCGACTGTGCGAGCACCGCCTCGATCACCTGCCCCGCGCCGCCTGGCGTGGCATCGGTGAGCCACGTGGCGAAGAGCTCCCGCTCGGTCGAGTAGCTTCCGCCGTGCGACAGGATGGTCGTATTACCGCCCAGGTCGCACACCGCGATCGAGCGTCCGCCGTGATCCTCCTGATATGCGACGTTGAAGGTCACACGGTCGGAGATCGAGCCGTTCTCTTTACTCCAGATCTCGACAGTGCCGGCGTCGACCGCGTGCCCGGCGAGCAGCACCTTCTCGGCGTTTAGCGTCGTGTCGAAGATGACGACCGGGTAGGCCGGGATCCTGTGGTGATGGTCGGTCGTGCCGTCGCCCGTCGTGCCCGCCGCGCCGAAGACGAACGGGTATAGGTAGCCGATCGCGCGCGTGCTCACGAAGCCCAGGTCAATCGCCAGCGCCTCGGCAAACTCCGGGCCGAGCTTCGGGTTCTCTGTGATCTCCTCGACCGTCGGCGGCGGGCCGCCGAAGAACTCCGACATCCCGCCAAAGTATTCGTCAAGCGCCTCAAGGTCGGGGATCTGCCGATAAAAGGTATGTTTCGGTGGGAAGATGCCATGGTCATCCCAGGGCACTTCGCGAACCGTGAAGCTCACGGGATGGTGCAGCCCGCCAAATCTCGGCGTGTCGCACTTGCCGCGCAGATAGGTGACGCCGTCGAGCACGAGCCGCGCAGGTGCGCCCTCGAGGCGGTGCCCGGCGGCATACTGCGACGCGACGTCCAGCCGCTCGAAGATGACGGACACCGACACGGAGCGGAACGTGGGCTCGTCGGAATAGAGCTCCATCCGCTCGGTCAGGCTGGCGCGGATACCCGACCAGCTCCAGGTCTTCCCGAGCCAGTCTACCTCGAGGGTCCAGCCGTCCAGGCTCACAAGCACTCCTCAAGCGTGATCACGCTAGATCGCACGACCTCGCCGCCCTCCTCGGGAAGCTGCGTGCCGACCGACTCAAGGCGATACGACTCGGGCACGAACCGAGCCAGGTAACAGCCTTCGGCGTGCCGCTCAACGAGCACAGACGAGGCGTCGCTGGTGTAAGGGATCCGCGGCACGTATACGATCGGCCCGCGCCCTACTTCGGCCAGGATGCCGGCGAAGCTCTGCGGCCCGAGATGCCGCGCCGCCACGGGCAGGCCGGTCGTGCGGGCCTTGACGTAATCCAGGTCGTTCGTAACCTGGTGGAAGCTCGGGCTACTGCGTGTCCAGGCGATCTCGTGCCGTGTCGCGTCGCCCCGCTCACGGCGTGCATACGCCGAGCCGTCGGCCTGGGTCTCGAGCACTTCGCCGAGCGATAGCGCGCGGCTCCTCGTGCTGTCTGGACGCCAGCCAAGCACGTGCACCGCGCCGATCGCGAGCGTGCCGATCTCCCAGTAGCCTTGCGGCGGGGCATAGGTGCCGCCGAAAGTGAGCCGGATCCCGCTGATGTCACGCTGCAGCGCGGTAAGGTGAACCAGGATCATCGCGCGGCGCGGGTGTATCTCGATCCCCGAGCCGGTCGGCGCACCGCTCGCCGGGTCGCCCGATGCCGCGCCGGTCAGTACAAGGTGCGGCCACTGCGGCGCCGTGGCGCCCGATGCCCAGTTGCCCTCCGCATTCCGCACGATCTCGCGGGTCGTCGTCGTGCCCTGGTAGAGCACGTATGCGCCCTCGAGCTCCCCGCGCAGGAGGTAAACTTTGTCCTCGGATGCCGTGCCGACAGCGCGCGGCAGTAGCGTCTCGCCGGCGCGAGTGAACGCCTGCTCACCGAGCGTTAGATCGGTCGTCGCGACAGTCGTCCAGGCATAGGTCCCGCCGCCGCCTTTCTTTGCGATCTGCACCGTAACGTCGTTGAGGTTCGTCTCGTCGAGGAAGATCCCGATCAGCGGCCCGATCTCGGCGTCGTCGAGGCTGTCGAGCTGAAAGGCGAGCGTGGTGCTACCCGTGCCCGTGCTGCGCCAACCGCGCGCGGGGCTCGGCTCCTCGGTCGGCAGCGCCCGCTCGATCTCGTAGCTGTGCCGAGGCTCGACGACCCAGGAGTCGCCGCCGCGGACCAGGCCCGCGCACCGCAGGCTGATGCCGTCGTGGATATAGACGTCGACCGGTAGCAGCGCCCGCCCGGTCAGGTCGTCGGGGTATGACTTGCCGATCAGCTCGTCGCCGTAGCTGTGTCGCTGCACGGCTTGGAATCCCAGGTCGACGTCGAAGGAGCCCGTGCCCGCCGAATGGTCCATCGTATAGGTTACGCCCGAGTTGTTAGCCGCCGCGCTGGTGAGGCTCGACGTGCTGCCGAGCAGGGTCCAGCGCCGGTCGGTCGAGTCGGTGCCGACCGTGCGATAGTACGCGATCCCGTTGCCCGAGTTGTCCAGCTCGGCGAGGTAGTCGATCGTCGAGCCCGCCGTTACCGTCGTCGTCGCGATGATGGTCCCCGCGGCGGTGTCGTATAGGGCGACTGTATCGGTGAGCGCTCCTCCGGTGATACGGATCTGCAGACCGTATCGGGTAGTCCCGCCGCTCTGCGCGAACATGCGCACCCGCAGCCGCGAAGACACGGCATTGACCCGCGCCCGGCCTCTGACTCGCGTGTTGTTGAAGGTGGCTGTGGACAAGTTGTCGAACTTCGCCGTTTCACCCGTGGCGCCGGTCGTCGCCATAAACTCACCGCCCGCCGTGTAGCTCGGAGACCCGGTGTGCGCGGTTACGTATGTGCCCGAGTCGTCGATTTCATTCACGGGCAGCCATACGTCGCGCGTCGAGGCCGCGGCGGTCGTCGCGAAGGCCGGCGCCTCGACGTCGGCATAACCGCCGAGCCAGGCCAGAGAGACCGAGTGCGGGTTGCCCGGCTCGTCGTTGTTGCTCGCGAAGACGACCTGACCGCGCGAGAAGGTCGCGCTGAACTCGCTCACGGTCTCCTCGTCGCCGTCAAAGGGGTTAGGCTCGAGGAGCACGCCGGTCTCACGCGTGACGATCCGGTCGTGCTTGCTCACCCGCACCGTGTCGGCGTCGAATCGAGAATAGATGTACAGCGTGCCGACCTCGTCTTCGGCGAGCGCGATCTCGTCGTCTCGCCTGCCCGCTTGACCGGTCAACGGCGCCGAGGCGTGGAGCGTCGACGCGAAGGCCGAGCCCGCATCGCGGATCTGCGTGTCATGCGTCGAGGCCGTCTCACGGCTCACCGCAACGAACCGGCCTTGCACAGTGCAGAAGATGACGACGGGCCGGGATTCGTTCTGTATCGCCGAGCCCTGCAGCTCGAACCGCGCGCCGTCTCGGCATGCATAGTGTGCGATCTCGTCGCTCGTGTCTGCCCGGTTGTCAGTCCAAAGCATGCCGAGCCACTGCCCGGAACCGTAGGCCGGCGCGAATCCGCGCACCTCTCGGGCGCTGATCGAGACCGCCGAGTCGAGCATGTCGACCGCGTCGAGATCCCACGTGGAGCCCTTGTCGCTCGAGGTCCAGCGCCAAATCTGCGCCGTGCCCTCGAAGGTACGGACGTGGTAAAGCTCGACGATGTCGTCGCTCCTGACGACCAGGCGCGGGTGCAGGTAGTCCGCGGTCGTGCTGCTATGCGGCAGTTGCTCGTGCACCGTACTCCAACCGGAGTAGACGCCCGCGGGCGTGCGGGTGAGCACGCGGACGCGGTGTTTCGTGGCGCTCGGGTTGTCGCAGGCGACGATCAGCGTGCCATCCGACAGCGCTACCACGCTCGGGCGGTAATAACCCTGCGTGGCGCTGCTCGAGAAGGTAGGCACCTCGTGATCGGCGATACACGTCGGCGGATCCCAGCCGCGGTAGCTCTCCGAGGTCGTCGTGCGCCAAGCGAAGCGCGCGCCGCTGTACCCGGTGATCCCGCCCTGCAAGGCGAGCAGGTATAGCGTGTCCTCGTCGACCGGCGTGCCGCTTGCCGTGATCGTGGCGCGGGTCGTGCGATATGGCGTCACGATTCCCGGATACGGGCTCGCCTCGGTCACGCCCGACGACTCCGCGGACCAGTAGGTGAGGCGCTGGTCAGGTATCAGCACGCCCTGTAGGCTGTCGCCGTCTGTGAGATCCGAAGCCATCTAGAACTTCTCCCGCCGGCCTACACGCCGGCCCGGTGCCGCGCCGAGCTGCGCTAACTTGGCGGCGTCGCGATGATACCGCGCGCTCACTCTATCGTGTTGATAGACCATGACGATCGGGCGCTCCGTGCCGATCCCGGCGTTCGCGTCGGCGACGCCTGTAGCGTCCAGGCCGAGCGTCGTCTGTGCCTGCCTGGTGAGCACGGCCTCGCCACGTGTTAGCCGCGCCTGCACCTCGTCGGGTGCGAGGTCGCCGGCACGGGATCCCATATGGAACGACTGGCTCGAGATCTTCGCGATCTGCACCGCGCCCGCGGCACCGACAGCCAGCGCGATCGGCGTCGTGATCGGCGGGCCGGGCGGCATGGCATAGGCCGACATGACGGCCCGAGCCGTCGAGATGATCGTGCTCGCCATGTCCGCGGCTTTCTGCAGTGCGAATACCCGCTTCGTCGCGGCGACATTCTGTGCCCCGCTCGCCTCAAGGCGGTCGAGCTCCGCGGCGAGGATGTCGTCGCCGAGCGAGATCACGGCGTCGGCGTATCGCATCGTCAGGTCGACGGCCTCTTCGTTCGCGGCGCGGCGTGCCTCGGCGATAGCCTCCTGCGCGGCGACCTCGGCGGCGACCTCTTCGTCGAGTCGCGTGATCGTGTCTTCTAACGCCTTGCGTTGCGCCTCCTCCTTCGCCGCTTGTTGCGCGAAGAACAGCTCGTCTTCCGCCTCGAAGAACGCGCGCCGCGCTTCGAACTCCTGCTCGGCGAGCTTGATCGCCTCCTCGGAGGCCTTCGCCCGCGCCGCGATCCGCTTGCGCTCGTCGTTCGCGCGTGCCTCGGCGACCTTCGCCTCCATCGCCTGCCGCTCTGCCTCGAGCGCCTGTATCTCGGCGAGGTTCTGCGCCTCCTCGGCGGCGGCTTTCTGTGCCTCGACTAGCTCCTGGGTCTCCTGGTTGACATAGCCGATCGCGTCGCCGGCGAGGCGCGTAACCGACTCGACGTTAGCAAAGCCCAGCGTCATCCCGAGTAACGCCTCGTCAGCGATCCCGCGCAACGTGTCGATCGTGCCCTGGTTCTGCTCGATGGCGAGGAACACGCCGTTCACCGCGTCGACCGCGTCCTCCATCGCCGCCACGAAGCCCGACGTGCCGCCGACCGTGACAAGCAGTCGATCGAAGGTGCCCTGTAGCCTGTCCAGCGCTTCGTTAGCGTCGTCGACTAGTGCGACGTCTGCCTCGTCGAGTCCCGCGCCGACCAGGGCCAGCTCGTCGGCGCGGTCTGTGATCTCGCCGAGGTGCCGTGTCAGTGCGACCGCCTCGGTAATCATCTTCGTCGCAGTAGCAGCGCCCGCGGTGAGCGCTACCGCGGCGGCACCGACAGCGACACCCAGGGCACCGCCCGCCTTCGCCGCGGCCTCGGCTCTGCCGGCGAGCTCCCCGTAACGACCGCCGAGCGCTTGCGCGCCAGCCTTCGCCCGCTCGATACTTTGCGTCGTGCTCTTGGTCGTCTTGTCGAGCTTGCCCTGCTTATCCTCGACCGTGTCGACGCTATCGCCTAACCGCTCGGTGGCCTTCGCCGCCTTGGTCGCTTCGCGTACATACTGCGAGGCGTCGCCGGTGATCTTGATCTTGATCTGCTCGTCTGCCATGTCACAGGATCCCGTGCTTCGCTAGGTGCTCATATCTCGCGATCAGCCAGTCGCGCAGGCCATCGTCGACGGTGCCATTGTAGAGGGCGTTTCGATCTCGGAACTCACGCCAGCCGATGTCCTGGCACACGAAGTCCCAGGAACCAGCCGGCGTATCCCATTTCCCCGCAGTTTCCTCACCTTGTCGAGATCAGGAGCCCGCGCGATGCGCTCAAGTAGCAGATCGGCGCAACACGAAGCCAGCGCCAGCGCCTCCTCGTGATCGTACCCGAGCGCGATCACATAGTCGATTGCGCCAAGCGCTTGCTCCTCGACCGTGCCCGCCGTGTCGAGTCCACAGAGCACGTGTAGCAGGTAGCCCGACAGGCCCGTGTATACGATCTGGGCGGTCGTCCAGGCCTCCCAGGCCTCGCGCAGCCCGTCGCCTGACTCGCGGGCCGCGTCCAGGCGCTTCGCCGCGCTCGTGTACTCCTCGAGGGCGACGCGCTCGGCTTGCGCATAGGTCTGGTACACGCGACGCGCCGCGAAGGGCGACGCCGGGATTTGGATGTCGATCGGGGGCTTGTCCTCGATCTGTAGCCTCGATGGCTGCATGGTGGCTCCTGGGAGGGATGGATTAGGCGAAGGTGCTCGTCGGGTAGGCCGCGCGGCTCACGCCCGACAGCGTGATCGTGTTACGGTCGTCGAGGTTCGTGGCGAACGACGAGCCCACGAACGTGCAGTTCGGGAAGAGCAGCGTCTCGGTGCCCGTCTCGTCGGTACAAACCACGGTCACGTCAAACATCTTCATATGGTTTGCAGCCGCGCCCGCGGGCTCGGATCCGGTCGTGTCGGAGCCCGTGCCGACCGTGAGCTTGTCCAAAAAGTCTTTCAGCACCGGCGCGCTATCGCTCCCCGTGAGGCCACGCTGGTAGCACTCGATCGAGAAAGACGTAGCGTTCTCGGTCCCGAGCACCGGGCCGACTCCCGAGAAGGCCCCCTTGCTCGTGCGCGACTCGACCAGCGCATAGCCGCCCGGCGTGTATGTGAGCTCCCCGTGTACCGGGATTGGGTAGCTGACAGCGGGTGAGCCGTCGTCGCTAATTGTGATCGATGTGATATGTCGCCGAGTCTTCGGCGTTGTTGCTTCTGCCATTAGGCCACCTCTTCGGCGATGCGTTGGAAGTCGAGCGCGTTGCGCGCGGTGCGGTTGAAAAGCTCGGCGCGACCGCCGAAACCGGCGTAACGCGTGAAGTTGTAGATCAGGACCTCGTCAGGGAAGACCGTGAAGCCCCACTGCGTGATCAGTAGGCCGCGGTCGATCGGCGTCACCATCTCGAGCGCGTCGACGATGTCCTGTGCCTGCGCGGCCACGGCATCGCGCACCTCTCGGGCGGCCTGGTCGGCGCGGGCCTGTATGCGTCCGGCAAGCCTGAAAGCGGCGTTTTGTGCCATTAGTTTGCCGCCTGGTTGCGATGCACCGCGAAGCCGATCTCGGAGACCTGCCACTCGGCGACGGGCCACGATCGAGCCGTGCCCGAGAAGGTGATCAACGGCTGATCCGCTGGCGTCGCCCAGGTCGTCGCCTTCGCCCACGCGTGATCGGTGAGCGCTTGTATCAGGCTATTCTCCACGTCGAGCGCGGCGCGGCTGTCGGTGCGCGGCCCCTTGGGTCGCAGCCGGTACACGAGCTGCACGACGAGGTCGTCGCGTACCCGCTGATCGGCGTCTCCGTGCGCGTGTGCCAAGTCAGTGGTCGCGGCACAGTAGACAGCGATCCCTTTGTGGAGCCGCTGTTGCGGCCGATCCTGCAGTGCGACCGGGCCGGCGACGTCAAGGATCCGCACGCCGGCGACCTGGTCGGAGATCCGCGCCTCGACCTTCTGGATCAGCGTCGACAGCGCGATGGCCATCAGTAAACGGCCTTCGGTGCTGACAGGTACACGACGCCTTGACCCGGTGCCGTCTCGTCGAGCTGGTCGCCGACGTATCCGTCCTCGTCGGCGTCGTACCTAAACGAGATCTCGGACCATGCCGCGCCCGCAAGCTCGGCATATTCGCGAGCGAGCTCCACGTAACGACCATCGCCAACCGAGGCCGCGGCGTCACGGAAGAAAAGCTCGAGGGTGCGGTATGCGTGCAGGTCGCGTAACTGCCACGAGTCGATGACGAGCTGCGGGCGGCGCCCGTTGCGGATCAGTTTCCTTTGCACCCACTCCCAGGCCGCGGTGCGGGGCTTTTCGAGGGTGGTCTCGTCGGGGTCGAGGAGTGAGAGGATGTCGCTGTGATACTCGACGAGGTCGGCGTCGATTAGCGTCGGCGTGAGCGTGCGACGCACGAGATACGCGGGCCGGGTGAGCGTGTACGCCGTGCCGCCGATCGTCAGGGTCCACACCTCGAGCAGGCGCTCGGAGAGGCCACGGTCAGCCGTCGCCGAGCCCGCGAGCGTATACGATGCCGGCGGCCCGACCGTCACGGCCTGGTCCTCGACGATCGCCGCGGAGCCGTCATAGATCGACACCGTGCCGCTTGTGGCGGTCTGCGCGCTCGTGCCGTCGTCGCCGTAGACCGGCAGGGTGAGCGTCACGGACGCGCCGCGCTCGATCATGCGCGGGATACGATAGTGGGCGATCACTTGTTGCGCTTCCGGTATTCGGACTCGGCCCAGCGCTCGACATGCTTGGCGGCCTTCTCGCGACTCTCACCCGTCGCCGACTGCCGACGAGAGATCAGGTTGTCGCGCTTCTGCCGGTATGCGCGCTCCCATTGTGCGTTCGTCTTCGGTGCGTCGCTCATGCCGCCTCCTTCTTCGTCGTGCGACGGCGCGGCTTCGGCGGCTCGGGCGGCGTCTCGGTCCAGCGCCCGTCAGGTGCCTTCGCTGCAGCGCGTGCGGCGGCGAGTGTACGCTGGTCCTGCTCGAGCTTGCCGACCAGGTGCGGGTTGTTGCCGGCGCGGCGCGTGGCGCGTGCCACCTGCTTTCGCATGATGTCGATCGCGCTGTCGAGGTGCACAGGGTCGGGCAGCTCGACGGTGCCCGACGAGACGAGCCATCGGCGGAACTCGAGCGCCGCCGCGGCGTCGCGCTTGCGCGTTACAGAGCGGCCCGAGACGAGCGGGGTATCCCAGGCCAGCCAATAGGAGCGGGCGCCCATAGGGCCAGGCTGCGCCCGCAACACCTTGCGGTAGCGTGCGACGAGGCGCGGGTCGTCGAGGATCTGGAAGCCCGCGTTCTGATCGTTCACTTTGGCGAGGTTGCCCGAGCGCGCGGTGTGCCCGTTGACTCCTGGCCTTTGATGGAATCGACGCAGCCGCGGAAGCCACTCCCATTCGCCAGGCGCAACCTCGACGCACTCCCAGCCCTGGGTTTTGTGAACTTTCAAGAGCCACGGATACCCGCCCTTCCGCGGAAGGGTTGGAAGATGGCTCTGGTCCTCTACTTCAAACGACATGTCGACTCCTGGGAAGATAGTAAAGCGCGGCCCCTGCGGCCCCTGCCAACTCCCCAGGATTCGAGCCCAGGGGCCGGCAGGAGCCGAGCTATAAGCTATCAGGGGGCGTCGGAAAGGATCTCGACTCCGCGGGCGTCTTCGAGCACTGCAACGCCCCAGTAACCGTGCGCCACTACCTCGCTCGTCGCGGCGCTGGCGTCGCGATCAAACTCGATCGCAAGCCAGTCGTTCACGTTAGCGAACGCAGCGTTGGCGCGCGGCGGCGGAACCCGACCGGTAGCCCAGCCGATCGCACCGGTGCCCCACATTCCGCTCTTCACGTCGGCGGCGGTAGCGTCGATGTATGCAGAGGTGAACACGTCCACCCCGGCAAACGAGCCGGCGTAGCCCTGGCCCTTGATCTGGAGCATATCCTGCGTTGCAGCGATGTATTGCGTCGGGCCGGTCTCGGAGCGGATCGACTCCTGCAGATCAGCCAGCGCCCGCGGTGCCAGAAGCGCGCAAAATGGGCCTGGAACGCTGCTAATTTCAAGCTGATAGATGGCCGACATGAACGTATCCACGGAGAGATCGACACCGGTCGTCCCGACAGCAGAGCTGAAAGAGTCGATTGCAGCTGCAATATCATCCATGACGCCAAGTCGCGCGGCGGTCACCAGGCTATTCGCCAGCGTGTTAACCGAGATGTCCGAGCCGCCGCGGCTGGTCAGCTCGGCGAGGTCAGAAATATCGCGGCGCAGCGCGTGGCGAACTACGGCGATTGAAACGCTTGTATCGGTGAGTGGCGACGCACCCACATCGGTATTCTCCGCTGCAGTGGCGGCGAGGTGATCGTTCGCCAGTCCAGCGAAGCCGACCTGCATCGTGTCGGAACCAAAGCCCGAGACCGAGCCAAGATTCACGATGTACGGCGTGTCGATGATATCGGAGGTGTCTTGCAGGATGGTCAGGACGTCTAGCGCAAGGCGCGCAGCCATGCGCAGGTCGCCGCCGACGTCGAGGGTCGAGTGAAGGATCGTGCTCACGGCAGATCTCCTATGCGTGGAAGGGTGATCAGGCCGCGGCGGTTACGTCGCCAGTCGAGGGAGCGGGGCAGATACGATGCCAGCGGGTGAGTACAGCCTAACACGTGCCGAGGAGCCGTGCTGTCGGCTATAGTCACGAGACCCAGGAGGAACCATGCCCACAGAGAGAGACGCCGACTACTGGCATATGCCCGGCACCGATGACCTCGCCCACATTCGCGCGCAGAGCGGGCGCGTTATCGTGCGCGTGCTCACGCCACGCGGGCGCGAATATCGCTGGCGATCAAAAGACTCGTTCTCGATATACGACTGTGATGCGGACGACTGGTTGAGGACAAAGGGCAACCATCGCCGCACCTGGCCGACCGTCGAGCGTGCCGAGCGCTGGCTCGCCGAGCAGTAGCCCGATCGTCTCGCGGGTATCCGTTGCATTCAACGGGGGGTCGCGTTATGCTTCCTGCATCCCAGGAGGACACCGTGGCACTACTTCTTCGCCTTGACGACCGCGCACCCGCATCCACCGCCCGCACCATCGAGGACCCGGCCCAGGCCGCGGCGCTTCGCATGATCGCCGCGCGGCAGGCGCTCGAGGAAGCGCAAGCCGAGTATGCGCTCGCACACGAGGAGATGATTCACGCCGTCGCCGAGCGACGCAAGGCCGCGATGGCTGCAGGCAACAAAGACCACATCGCGATCGTCGTCGCCGGTCGCAAGGTGCGGATCTCTTGGCCGGCCCGATTCAAGTCGATCCCGCGGCATAACGAGCCCGCGCTTCGTGCTGCGTTCGGCGTCGACTATGAGCGCATCGTCGACGACAAGCGGCGCGCCTCGATCAAGGCGACGCCGGCGCAACTACGCAACGCGCTGGGCGAGGACTTCGCGAAGATCGAGCGCTTCGTGAAGATCGACGACACGCTGCGCCCTAGCAAAAACGTGTATGCAGAACTCGCACGGCTCCGCTCCGAGGGCTACACGGAGCGCGCGCGCGACGTGCAGACCCTGCTTGACGCCACGGCCTGGGCGCCGAACGTGACAGTCGAGCGATGATCAAGCCGATCAGCGGAGGGCGCCCGCATAACGCCCTATACCAGCGCCTCGCCGCCGACCCTGCCTGGATGTGTCAGGCGAAGGTCGACGGCTGCCGCGCGCTCTGGGATGGTCACGAGCTCCGCACGCGCAACGGGCAACGGCTCGACGCGCCGGCAGAACTGCACGGCATCTCGGAGCGCATCGACGGCGAGTATCTGCGCGGCGTGTTCTATGCCTTCGACCTGGTCGACCATCCCGGCACGCTCGACGAGCGCTGGACCGCGCTGCAGGCGCTCGGCATCCAGACGATCCCGGCCTGGGTGTCATGGCGCGACGTGACGCGGAACCAATGGGAGGGCGTGGTATTCAAGCGGCGCGACTCGGTCTATCCGCGCGCCAGGAAGAAAACCACGCCGAGCTGGGTCAAGTTCCGGGCCTAGTCGCACTGATACAGCGACTGCACGCGCTCGACGCCTTCGGGCGTTACGAGCAGCGCGTAGCTCGTAAGCGTCGCGACGATCGAGCCGAAGACCAGGCCGACGAGGAACGCGACGATCACGCGGGCGACTCTCACCCGCCCGTTAACCACGGGTGAGCGCGGAGCGAGGCCATCGCCTCGGCGCGCTGTGCACCCTTGGGAAGCCGCTGCACCGCCTCGAGCTGCCGCAGGTAGTCTTCGCGCGTGCCAGTCGTCGCTGGTGTCGGTGTCGGGCGTGCGCCCGCGTCGCTGGCCGGGAGTCGGCGCGTGTCGGTCGCGCTCGGCTGCAGTAGTCGCGATACAATCGGATCCTGGCTGGCACCATCGGCGAGCCACGCGGCGAGGCTTGGCGCGTCTTCGCCGAGCTTCGCGTGCCGAGACAGGATGACCTCCTGGGTATCGGTGTCGGTGATACCCGCGCCGAGGAATGCCCGCTCCTGGGTCCAGCTCGTCGCCTCGGCATCGTACCGGCTCCGCAGCTCGGTCAGCGCCGTCTCGTGCTGTGTCGACAGCGCGCGCGCCTCTTCGAGCTGTTGCGCAAGTTCCTTTCTCTCGGCGATCAGCGTGCGGATTCGCTCGTTTGCACCTGACTCGGCGGCAGGTGCTTCGGGCGCGGGTGCCGGCTCTGCGGCGGGTGTCTCTTCGGACATGGTCTCTCCTGGGTCTAGTCGCGACGGCTCTGCGGATACCGGTCGCGAATGTAAGCGTTAAAATGCGCGCCGACGCTGCTCGCGTCGATCAGCGCCTCAAAGGCGCGCTGCGACACGCCGAAGTAACTATGCTCCCGCCCGTCCTGAAAGGTGATACGCAGCTCGCCGTCATCCCACACGGCGGCCTCGATCGCCGACGAGTCCAGCCCTAGTGCCTCGATCATGCTTCGTCCTCGTAGCGCTCACGGTCGGCGGCGACCTCGGCGACCTTCGCCCGTGCCTCGGCCTCGGAGACTCCGTAGATCTTCGCGTACAACTGCACCGCAGAGATCACGCCCTGGTCCTGTAGCGCCTTGTTCTCTTCGGAGGCGAGACGGCGAGACGCGATCAGATTGTACTCTGCGGAGAACTCGAACAAGTCGCGCTTAATCTGGCGCAACTTAATGCGCGCCTCCTCTTCGGACACCCCGTAGATCTTCGCGTACAACTGCACCGGCGATGCTAAGCCCTGCGACTGTAGCGCCGCGTTCTCTTCGGCCTGCACCCGGCGTTCCTCGAGGGACAGCGGCAGCCCCGGATAGTGCAGGTCGTATCCGCTGGTCGGCAAGGCCTCCGCACCGGCGACGCCGTGCGCCTTCGCGACCGCGGCGGTAACGCCGAGCAGCGCGCGATCAGCTCGACGGAAGCCGGGCAGGTACCGGCGCTGCGCGTGCCGTTGCCCGTCGCGGGTGATCTCGATGGCATAGCCCGATCGGGCGTCGGAGTGCCGCCGGCTCACGTCGGCGGGGCTGACGTCGAACTCGACGGCCAGGTCGCTTGCATAAGCGCGGATCGCGTCGCCGAGCGACAGCGGGTCACCGCCCGGCGCCCATTGACCGATTTGCGGTGTGCCATCGGCGCGGCTCTGCATCTGTAGCAAGGCCGCGGGATTGAGGGCGACATACGGCCCGCCCGCTGGGTCGCGGTTGTCGACGGTGACGCCGCCCACGTGCACATCGACGGCGTATCGCTGCGGCCAGCTCGAGTCCCGCACGATCGAACTCCAGAAGGTCCAGAGCACGGCGACCATCAAGCTACCCTGAAACAGCTCCGAGCCGTAGAAGGCGTCGAAGAGACGGCCCGTGCGCTGCGCATGATAGAAGCCGAACGGGAGCACGGGTACGCCTTCGTCGTCGCGGTACGGGTAGGCCGGGCCGATCAGGCCGGGTGAGCCGGCGACCTCGACGGTAATATCGACGCCGGCCTCGGTCTCGATCCGCCACTGCGGCATCATTGGGTCGCTCACGTCCCATAGTTCCCGCGTCCAGATCACGTCGTTGCCGACGCGACGCGGGCGGTACTCGTAGATCGTCACAGGCTCGTCTGGGTTGTCAGGCCTGGCGACAGCGTGCAGGAGATGCGCCGGCACTTGTCGGAAGCGCACCTGCCCGAGGTAGTCGCAGAACACCCTGACCGCGCCCTCGCGCTGTCCGATCACATACTGCTGGTGCATGCGCTGCAGTTGCCAGAGCCCGGCCTCGTCGCAGAGCTTCGCCATCGCCTGGGCCGCCTCGACGTCGTCGTGTAAGACGTGCGGCTCCTCGTCGTATAGGGTCGAGAGCTGCGAAATGACGCCCCGCGCCATGTTCTTAGTAGTGTCGACCCTGCCGATCTGCGCCTGTGTCTGGCTGTTCGGGAACCAGCGCACGAACTCTTCGCGGAGATAGGCGTACCAGGAGCCCGACAACATGGCGTAGCGCTTGGCGGATTCGCGCCAGCGCTCACCCGTGGCGGGCGACTCGGGCGGCGGTGCTGGGAGGTCTGCGAGTAGTCGAGAATTCATCGGAATCGAAGCTCCCTATAGGTGGCACTCTCGGCGAGGATCCTAGACGCAATATAGCGCAGCGCGGCCACGCCGTGAGATAGTGCTTTATCGTCGCCCGTGTCTATGCCCCTATAGCCCGCCAAGCACGACACGAGGTAGGTACAGCGCGGGTCAACGGTCAGGTCGCCACGTTGCAGAGCGTAGTTAATGATGCGCCGCGCGAAGTCGACGCTCCCCGCCCGCTTGTTAGCGCCCTCGATACGGAACGGCGGGCGAGCGCTGCCGAGCTCCTGCGCGATTGCGGTCTGGATGACCTCGTTTACTCGACGCCCGCCCTTCGTGCGGTTGGTATCGCCGACCGCGACGGCGACGTCGTGCGGGTTGACGCTATGCCGTGTCATAAGCTCGAGGATGCCGCGGGCGTCCTGCTCGTAGTCGACGGATGCCGCGTCGCGATACTCGGCGAGCACGTGCAGCGACGAGCCGCGCCACGCGCAGAGGAGCGCGACCTGGTTACCGGCCATCTCGCCGTGGTCGATGCCGAGACAGTAGCGCCAGCCGTCGAGGTGCGGCCTGCTCACCGCGCACCGCGTCGCCCAGCTCGTGAAGAGGCGCGAGCGGGTCACGCCTTCCCAGGCACCCTCGAGGCGCTGCGCCGCTTGCGTCGGGTCGCTCGACACGAGGTCGATCTGCTGTCGAAACGCCTCCTCTGACAGCCACGGGACGTTCTGCCTCGTGAATGGCACGACATACTGTTTCCAATGCGCGCCGGTCGGGCGGCCTTGCCCGGCTATCCACACGGCGCGGCGGTCGCCCTCGAGCGGCGGCTCGATAATGTCGCGGAACCACTGCACGGGCCGATCGACCGGCGTACACGAGATGATCACGCGCCCGCCGTGCCGGGTCACACGCGCGACGGCCTCACGATAGTGCGACTCTTTCGGCACCTCGTCGAGCACGCAGAGATGTAGCTGGTCGCCCGCGCCCGTCTGCGGGTGGTCCTCGTACGATCTGAATTGCAACACAGACCCGTTGCGCAGGGTGATCGTGTTGGATGCAAACCCGCGCCCCGCTCGGTAGTTGTCACGGGCAAGATGGTGCCTCACGAAGTCGTGCACGTAGCGTTGGATCACCTGCCGCGACATCTCGCGGTTAGGTGCATAGACGCGGGCACGTATGCCGGGCCGGCTGATCAGCTCGTGTGAAAGCACCCAGGCCGCGGCCAGGGTCTTCCCGACCTGGTTCGCGGCACGCAGTAGAATCCACCGATAGCGGTCCTCCACGAAGTCGGCGAATCCCGGCGTCGGCGTGTAGGTGACCGCCGGGTGTTGCTGCACCTCGAGCACGCGCCTGATCGCTTCAGCCTCGATCATCGGATACGGCCTCACGGATGCGGGGATCATCCAGTATGCGCCTCGGTAGTGCGAGCACCGCCGCGACGACCGCGTCGTCGTCGTGCGGGTCGAAGTCGGTGCTCTGCTCGACGTGTAGCGCGAGCTCCGCCTCCTCGAGCTGCCGCAGGTAGCGCGAGACCATCGCCCAGGCCGACCAGGAGTGATCCGCCGCCATCGCTGCGCGGATCTCGCGGGTGTGCGCGATCTCGGCGCGCACCTTCTCGAGCGGTGTCGCGCTCGGGTCGACCGGTGCCGCTGTCGGCGTCTTCGGCGGCTTCGCCTTGCGCGGTGCCTTGCTCCCCTTGACAGGCTTGCGTGGCTTCTTCCTGCGGCGATCTGCGCTTGCCCACGAGTACACGAGCTTGTACTCGCGGTCGTGCGTCTTGACTCGCGCGGCGGGATCCCAGAAGTGCCGCACGGCGGCGATAGGACTGGTCGTCCCGGTCGCCTCCATCCATGCCAGCACCTCGTCGCGTGTCGGGTCTGTCTGTATCGGTTGCATGTTTGTCCTGGGTATCTGTGTCTGACATCTGTGTCGTGGTCACCGCGACATCTGTGTCATGGTCTCGCAGGCCGCGACATCTGTGTCATGGGTACCGCGACATTCGTGTCCATGTGACCGCGACATCTGTGTCATGGTCTGTAGGACCGCGACATTCGTGTCATGGTGACCACGACATGAATGTCGCGATGAAAATTTTTCGTCGCTGAAAAAAGTTTTTCGCCGTGGACGAAAATTTTTCGCCCATGTCGCACACGCATCGACC